GGACTGTTTCCTCCTTCTTACTACTACCTTGATCAGTAGAAGCTTCAGCTGGGGAAGGGAAATCCTTGTCACCAGGACTCGTGATGGCGGGACCCAGAAGCTTGTGTCCTTTGATCGTAACCGTGAAGTGCTCAGGCGGTTCGTCTTCAATTGACATGAGTGGGACCACGTCATCCAGATGGGTGACACGGATGAAACGGGTGTACCAGGCGAGAACTTCTGCTTCGCTTTTCTTGGTCTGTTCGCAGAACATTCGAAAGCTCGGGCAAAGGCTCCCATCCTCGCACATCAAGGTTTCATGGGATGAATAGGGTGAAGAATAGACACCGGAATCTGCGAACTTCTCGAAGAGATGTTCGGCTTGGACTGTTCCGGTTCCAACTGACTGCATTAGATATTCACGTCTTTCTTGAACATCTATTTTGCCTGAACGGCACAGGGAGAGAACTTTCCGCGCAATGTGGCCGACAAAATTATGGGCGTCGGTGACGTAATATCCAACTGCTTTGCGCCAGGCAAGGACTGACTGCGCAACGTTACGATCGGAATTACTGCTGAAATGGAACTTGGAAAGCGCCCTAAAAGGGTCACAGAAACTTTCCGGTGAACTCCAATTCGTCCACACGCGACCCAGGAAACTGATTGGGTCTCCTGGGAGTAGCAACTTGGCTTTGAGTACCATGCCGAGATTGGCACACGTTCTCATATACGTCTCATGGTTAGGGGTACGTAATAATCCATCATCACCAGCGCATAATCCTATTCTCGCATATGCCTCATCCGGTCCAATGTTCAGATCTCGGAAATGGCAATATTGGCAGAAAGCGTGCGAAATAGTGTTATCCACACTCGTACTAGCGGAACCGCTCTTTTGGGAGTCGGCAGTGTTATAGGTAACACCGTTGCTACTAGTGAACACTGAGTATGACAAATCATATCTCAGGGCTCTAATTTCTTCGGAATACGATGGGTCGAAAGCTCGACACATTAGGGCAGTATTCAAATCAACCAGGAGGGTTGATTGAGTACCATCATACGCGCTGAAATCGCCTTCGATCAAGTCGCCCATTGCCATATTACAAGCAATGTCTTTAACCTTGGCTCCCATATCTAGGGGAGGAAAACCGAAGCAATACCAGTGTGTGGTTTTCAAGAAATTCGAGAGTGGTTTGGTGAAGCGTGAGAAAGTGGCGACGTGTTGGGGGTCCACGGCGCTGATGTTTCGAGGTGCCTTGATGCTGTTATAGCTCTCCGTCTTTTGGAATGCTTTATGCATGTATTCCAAAGGGGCCGAAAGGGCATTAGCCCATTTATTTCTCTGGGTCGAATTCGCCTCATCCAATACTTGACCGAATGAGAGAGGGAGCAAAGTGCCGGGGGTACGCACTACTTGCTCTACGAATTCAGAAATAAAACGCTCGTAGCGGGGGTTTGGGGGTGATAATTTTGACTGGGGGCGCGTCAAACGATGCTCTATGCACGTGAGATCATTTGACTTGCAGTTGGCTGGCACCCATGTGTTATCAACGATGGCTGGCATGTAGTGTTGACCTCTGATCTTAACAAAATCATTATCAAACACATCAGGCCATTCAACCTTGTAAGCACGTGGGTCTCGGGCAGTAAACACTCGTGGGATCTGTGTTACGTGCTCGGCTTTCTGCAATTCGACCATCATTGCTGTCAACTCATAGGATGTCTGCGTGCCCATG